CCTCCGACATCATTAACATATTTTAAATTACTATATTCTTTTGCCATCTTTTCTAATACACCACGCTTTATCATCATAAATCCAGTTGCTGCATAGGCAACTTTCATAAATCCATTTTGAATTGGTACTTTTTGAGTACCATGATCATTTTCTGTAATAATATTAACAGCATAGTCATAACACGCTGGTTCAACAAATTCAGACGCAATAACACCTTCTTTCGCCATATTAGTTACTTTTTCCCAATTAATACCTTTTTTGGGATAACATCCTGCAATTACATCTTTATTTGCCATTAACATTCTTAATACATTTAATGGATTAAATGATATATCACTATCTACAAATAAAAGATGAGTATATTCTTGTTTTGCGAGCATTAATGATACATAGAAATTTCTGGCACGAGTAATTAAACTTTCATTACCAATTGTTAAAATATCTAATTTAATACCATTCGAATCACATAAACGTTGTAAGTTTAGGATACTTTGAGTATAACCTCTTAGCATTTGACCCCCATAACAGGGAGTTGCTAAAAGTAAATTGAAACTTGGTTTTTCTTCCGACATATTAAAATTATATTTTTGTTTTTATATTGTTTTAAGTTTGAACAGTTGATTTATATGTTCCATTTTGACTTCCCTGGATTGTTAAAGATGGATATGTCCAGTACATATCAAAATTATTTTTCTTTAAAAAATTATCCATAAAAAAATCAATCGGCCAATCCATACCAGTTGTATAAATTATTTTTTCAATATATAATGTAAATTTTTCAATACCTTTGTATGTCCAAATAAATGAATCCGTACATCTAGTTCTATTTGTTTTATAAATATCAATATCTATATTTAAATTAGGATTACTAACTTCAAATGAACATCCACTTCCAAATGCGATACAATCAAAATCTCCTAATTTATTTATCAAAACATTTAATAAATGAATATTATTTTTAAAAATAATATCGCTTTCATAAGTGATAAATATACCTTCTTTATAAGAACCAAGTATTCTTTTAAATATTATATAAAAATTCAAAAATAAAGAAATCTCATTCATTCTTAAATCACGATTATATTCTTTTTGTAAATCTGTGTTGTCGAATTTGATCATTGAAAATAATTTTTTATCCATATTATCAAAGTATGTTGGTAATGAATATTCAACAATATATGATGGAATAGAATTTTCATCAAATTGTTTCTTTAAAAAATCATATTTATTTTTTTCTTTTTCCTCATTTGTAATACAAATAATTTTTGATATTTTTTTATTATGAATAATACGTTTAATATCATTAGAAATCGTATCTATATTAATTTCAACATTTAATATATTTTTTTGATCTTCATTTATTATTTTAATATATTCAAGTTCTGTCATATTACACATTATTTGTATAAGTCCTCCAATTTCATTTTCATCTTTAAGATGTAAAATTCTATCAATATTAAAATAATCTCCAATTCTTTTATTTCCCCAATAAACAGGAATTACATTTGCTAAAAGTGGATTAATTATTTTTTCTGTAATATATGCGTCTTCTTCTGAATTTTCAAAACATATCACAAATTTATAGTCAGACATTTTTTTAATTAAATCTTTAGAACTATAATCACCTGGAAATGATCCCCTAGTATTATTTTTATATGTTCCAAAATGATCTATTTTTTTATATTTTTCTAATTCTTCTATAAATTTATTACGTACAACTCCATTTGGATTACTAATAAATGTACAACAAAAATTTGGTGGTATTATATTTGTTTTTTCAGGGAATTTAACTGAATTACAATACATGTATGGAACAAATAGAGGACAATGAATTATATTTTTATGAGTTCTCGATCCTTTTAAGACAGCAGTATATTTATCACCAACGGGACATCTAGATTCTCCAGAAAATAAAAATGAATACTTCCATGTTTTTAAATCAATCATAGAATTACCAAATATAGATTCGCATAAAATATCAGCTTCATCTATATTAGAAATTTCAATATTACAAAAGAACACTTTTTTAAGTAAATCTATAAAAAATTTACTACAAATAGGATTTTCATTAGATATAAATCCATCCCAGAATCCATTAAAAAATATTTTCATAATATAACAATTATTTATATTTTTTTATATTAATAATTGTATGGGTATTGAGAGATTTTTTAAATCTATAAATTCGATATATTCTAATGAAATAATAAGAAATATAAATGTTAATAATAATATAACTCATTTTTATTTTGATTTTAATTCAATCATACATAAGGTATCAAATAATATTGTAAATAAATTAAATGATTTATTATTATATTCATTAATTTATAAATATTCAGAAAAAACCTACATGGATAAAGAAATACTTGAAACAGAATATAATCGTTTAAATAAGTTTTTTGAGTTTGAATTTACTGTAAAGAATTTTCATGAAAATATCAAAAGTGTAAATCTTGTAGATATTGTTATTAAACATATAATAGATGATATTAAAACATATTTATCATTTTATCCAGCTTGTAAATTTTTATATATAGCGATAGATGGTGTCCCAAGTGTTGGTAAAATGATTGAACAACAAGATAGACGTTATAAAGGATATCTTATGGGAGCTATACAAAATAAACTACGTGAAAAATATTATCAACAGTTGAACATAAAAAATTTTGATAATAATTTATATAATGAGTTGGAATATATGGAGCTTAAATTTTCGTTTGATAAAAATGTTATATCACCAGAAACAAAATTTATGGTTAAATTAATTAATATTTTAAATAATTATGATTTTAAAGTTAAAACAGTTATATCAGATTTTAATGAACCAGGAGAGGGTGAAAAGAAAATTATAAAATATATGAAAAAATATTCAACACCCTCAGATAAATCAGTTATATATTCACCAGATGCAGATATGATTTTAATGACGATGATATTACCAAATTTTATATATATATTACGTCATGAACAGTCAGATTCAACAGATGCTATAATTGATATTCAATCAATACGTAAATTTTTTAATCCAGTAAATGATCTTGCTTATATATTTTCAGTATTTGGTGATGACTTTATACCAAAAATTGAATGGATAAATGTTACCAAACATTTAAAAAGTATAATAATTGAGTATAAAAAATTAAATATTAGAATAATAGAAAATAATAAAGTTAATTTAATAAATTTACAGAAATTTTTTAGGGCAATACAAAAATTAGAACATTCATATACTCCTACAAAGAATAGATTTAATCATCCTGTTGAAGTTATTAATAAAGATACTTTTAATTATTATAATGAATTAAATAATATTGAAAAATTAATTAGAAATTATGAACCAAAATATAATGAAATTGCTGATGATATTCCACCGTTAGAATATTATAAAGCAATGTTATGGAAATTTAATTATTATTTTTTAGATGATGATTCTAATAACGATTTCTATTATAAATATTCATATGCTCCGTCAATTGAAGCATTAGTTAAATTTTCAAATTTTCAAAAAGTTGTATTAGATTATAAAACAACCAAAATATCACCAATAGAACAATTAGTATTTATATCACCAAATAATGTCAGTGCATACACAAATGATAAAATGGAAAAATCATTAGCAGATAAATTGTATAAATTAATGAAAGTTCAATTACCTGAAATCAAATTAGATAAAGACAGAAAAATTAATATTGAGGAAATATTTGAATGTCATAATGCTAGATATTTAAATAAGTGTCATTTAAAATTTAATATTATAAGTTTTGAAAAATATAAAACCTTCTTATTATAAATAAATATATATATTTATAATAATGCCTAGTATAGTTTATGGTGGTCTTCGATATATACAAACACGACATGCAATATATTGTAAAAATTGTAAAGATACAATTGAAAGTAAATCACATCATGATTTTAAATATTGTTCATGTGGAAAAGTTGGAATTGATGGAGGAATAGGTGATGGAAATCGCATATTAGGAAATTTATCGGATATGGAAGAAAGAAGTATGTATTGTGCGATTGTTGAGAAAAAGAAGATATGGTTACCACAAATAGTGATTGAAGAAAGATTTGAACAATTAAAAAATCCAGTTTCAAGTTCTTAATTTTGATAAAATTTCCTTTGTTAAAATGAATGGTTTATCAGGTTTTTCATCAATTTGAGAATATGAATCATCTTCAACAATATTTACAAATTTACCAATTAAATTATCTTCTAATTTAATTTTTATATTTTTATTTCCCATAAATTCAATAATCTCACCTTTATTAACAAAGATATTTGAGTTTGAATTTAATATAATATTATATTTACCAGTAGTTTGAATACCCATTCCACTTATATTTATAATTGGATTTTTAAGTTCAATTACTTCTGAATTTCCATTCCCAATTAAAAATTTTGCTCCATTATTTTCAATTATAATTTTACAATTTATTGTTAATTCAATATCTTCATATAATATATTTCTTGAATTATTAATATTAAAAGAACTATTTTTCGTCAAAATTATACTCATTATAATATATTATATTTTTATTTTTATAATAAATTATAGTCTTGAAAATTATCACTATATGCATTATTGGCGGTTGGTTCAAAATATTCATTTCTTCCAACAGTAGATGTTAAAGATCCATTTCCTTTAAAACATCCTGATTGTGGCATAATTTGTTGTCCCATTTGTTGTGGTTGTGGAATGTATTGGTCTCCAAATTGTTGATTTCCACCAAATTGTTGATTTCCTCTCATTTGATTATTACCCATTTGTAAATTTCTTTCAACATCTTTATCAAAATGTTCTTCCTTGATATTGGTAACATTTGATAAATTAGATATTGCCGATGATTCACTATTTTGATATTTTTCATTGTAGTTGATTGGTTTATCTAATTTGACATCTATTGGTTTATCATCATTAATATTTTCTATAATTTTATTTTTTCTTTTAAGGGTATCATAATATCTCCACATTAAAAATATAATAAGTGATATTATAATTATAGAGAATAGCATATTATCCTTGAAATATGGATATAAACTATTATATAACCATTCTAAAATAAAATTATTTTGACTTTGTTTACCAATATATACCTTATTAACTTTTCCAAGTAATCTAGGATCTATTAAATTAGGAGCTCGACGCATATTATTCATCTCTTAATATATATATGTATATAATTTTTTTAAACTAAAAAAATTATACGCTAAATGTTCTCCTACCTCTCCATATCGGAAAAATTATTAATTCTTGTGCAACTAACAGTAAACCTACACCAGTAACAACTATTACAACAGAAAATAAATATTCATACATGATTTATATATATTTTTTCTTTTATATAAATTAAAAATCTTCTGAATAGCTAAAGTCTCCTTTAGATTTGTTTAATACACCTGCTTTTTGATATTGTGTTGGACGATTTTCAAAGAAATTGCTCTTACCTTCCATACCGATCTTTTCCATAAAATCAAATGGATTTGTACTATTATATATTTTTGAATATCCAAGTTGATTTAATAATCTATCTGCTACATATTCTATATATGTTTTCATTTGGTCAGAATTCATTCCAATTAATCTACATGGTAAGCTGTCATTAATAAATTCTTTTTCAATTTCAACCGCATCTTTTACGATTCCATGTACAATTTCTTCATCTAATCTATTAACAATTTTTGAATATAATAGACATGCAAATTCTGTATGACTACCTTCATCGCGCGCAATAAATTCATTTGATGCTGTCAAACCTGGCATTAATCCTCTTGTTTTTAACCAATAGATAGAACAGAATGCTCCACTAAAAAAGATACCTTCTACAACTGCAAATGCAATTAATCTCTTTGAAAATAATTCATCACATTTAATCCATTTTAATGCCCATTCTGCTTTCTTGGTGATGCATGGGATTGTTGTGATCGCATTAAACAATCTTTTTTTTTCATCAGTATTATCAATGTATGTGTCTATCAGCAAAGAATAGGTCTCTGAATGAACATTTTCAATATACGCTTGGTATGCGTAAACGACTTGTGCTTCAAGTACTTTAACATCTGTTGTAAATCTTTCAAGAATATTTAAATTTACAATACCATCAGACCCCGCAAAGAACGCGAGGATATGTTTAATAAAATATCTTTCATCTTCACTTAATTTATTGTCCCAATCATTGCGATCTTTACTTAAATCTAATTCTTCGGCAGTCCAGAAAGACGCTTGTTGTTTTTTATAAGAATTCCATATATCTTGATGTTTAATTGGAAATAGCGTAAAACGCTGTTCTGATGGATCAAGAAGGGGTTCAAGTTGTTTATTTGTTGCCATTTGTATATATAAACTAAATATATTTTTATATATAAGTTTTATAAATCAATTTTTCTACAGCATATAGATCTATTTTATTATATATAATAATAAATTATGAAGTATATTTTTGTTTAAATAAAGGATATAAAAAATAATCTTATAATAATATATGAGTTTAGTCAATAATATTGATAAATATAATAGAATTACTGGTAGTTTATATATTGGTAATTTTGAGTCTCCTCATGATAAGGAATTTTTAGAAGAGAATAATATCAAATTAATCGTAAATTGTACTAAAACGTATAATTATAAATTACCGTCACGCATACAAAAAATTAGATTAAATATTACCGACGTAAATACACCAGAAAATAATATAATAATTGCAAATAATATAGATAAGATTTTAGAAATTATTAATATATATTTAAAGTCGGAAGAAGGGGTATTAGTGCATTGTCATATGGGACAACAAAGAAGCGCTGCGGTTATCGTATGTTATTTAATGAAATACAAAAAGTTATCATTAAAAGATGCGATTAATAAAGTTAAGAGTAAAAGAAGGATGGCATTTAATCCTCAAGCAACATTTTTAAATTTTTTACAATATTATGAAATTGAGGTATCTTAAAAAAATATATTTATATATTATATACTGTTTATAATTACTCCTGTAGCAAAAAATGAATTTATTGATTATATGAAATCTCATAGAAAAGCAATGAAACATGAGACAAAATGTAGTGGAATTGAAGACATTATAACAAATATTTACGAATATTTTATATTTGAATTAAACGGTCGTACGCATAAAGATGTACTTAGAATGATTCGAAAGAATCGTGGAATTATAACTGAAGCAATTATGAAAAGATGGATTGAAGATAATTATCATAAGAATTATATTGAGAAGAAAAAGGGGTGTGATAAAAATTGATATAAAAATTGATATAAAAATTGATATAATATTTTATTATAAAAACATTATAATATATTATTAATATGTCTAAATACTTGAAAGATTTACTCAAGGACTATCAAAAGTTCATTGATACTCAACCTCTTAATGTTTTAATAGAAGTTGCCAAATATGCGGCCGAACAATATTATAATGGTGAAGGTGTCATATCAGATAAATTATATGATGATTTATTTGATGAAATTAAAAAGCGTGATCCAAAGAATGATTTTCTAAAGAAGGTTGGTTTTGAGATAACGGGAAAAAACAAAGTTGAATTACCATTTTATATGGGAAGTATGGATAAAATAAAGATATCAGAATCTGATAGATTATCTAAATGGCAAAAGAAGTTTAATAAATATGATTATGTTATAATGGATAAACTAGATGGAATTTCTGGTTTATTTGTTTTAAAAAATGGAACCAAAAAATTATATACAAGAGGTAATGGAACTATTGGACAAGATATTACTCATTTAATAAATACAATTCCATCATTTAAATTTCCAGTTTCAACTAATATAGTTCTAAGAGGTGAATTAATAATTTCTAAAAAGAAATGGCAGAAATATACATCTCAATTTAGTAATGCTCGCAATATGGTTTCTGGATTAGTAAACTCAAAGAAGATTAATACTGATATAATGAAGGATATTGATTTTGTCATATATGAGATAATGGAGCCGAGAATGAGACAATCAGAACAATTAAAGTTTCTACAAAAGAATAAGATGACTCATGTATATTACGAAACATTAGATAAATCTGATTTAGATTTTGAAATGTTGGATGAAATTCTTTTAGATAGAAGAGAATCATCTGAATATGAAATTGATGGTATTATTGTAATGGATGATTCATTACATGATTATAATACTGAAGGTAATCCTGAATTTTCATTTGCTTTCAAGGATGCATCAGAGAAACAGACAGCAGATGTTATAGTTAAGGATGTTGAATGGAATATTTCGAAAGATGGGTATTTAAAACCAAAACTAGTACTTGAGCCAACTAAATTATCTGGAGTTATTATTTCTAATGCTACAGCATTCAATGCTAAATATATCGTTGATAACAAAATTGGACCATCAAGTGTTGTTAAAATTATAAGATCAGGAGATGTAATTCCACATGTTCTTGAGGTTATTAAAACAGCAAAAGTTAAAATGCCAAGTGTAGAATATAAGTGGAATGAAACAAATGTTGATTTGATTGCTACTGGATCAAAAAGTGATGAACAAATTATCAAAGAATTAACATTTTTTGCTGAAAAGATGGATATTATGAATTTATCTGAGGGTATAATAACAAACTTTGTTGAAAATGATATTGATGATATTTTTAAGATAATAAATGTATCAAAAAATACTCTAGCAGAACTTCCATCATTCAAGGATAAGATGGTTAATAAAATATATGAGAATATTCAAACAGCAATGGAAAACGCAACTCTTGTACAATTCATGAATGCAACAAATATATTTGGTCATAATTTTGGTCATAAAAGATTAGAAAAGATATTTGTTAAGTTTGGAAATAATTTTATTAAATATATGAAAGATCATTCAAAAGATGAAATTTATAATGAAGTAATAAAAATAGATGGATTTGATGATATAACTGCATCTCAATTTAGTAATTATATCCATGAATTTATAAAAGTATTTGAAAAGATACCAAATTCTTATCAAAAGACTATCTTAAAGAATTCAGAAACAAAGGTGGTCTCTGAAAAGTTTAAGGGGAAGAAATTTGTCTTTTCGGGATTTAGAAATAAAGAATGGGAAGATTACATTACTGAAAATGGTGGTGAATTAGTAAGTAGTGTATCAAAAAATACATCATATTTAGTCACAACAAAGAAAGATTATGATGAGGGTTCCACGTCTAAAGTGATAAAGGCGAAAGAGGTTGGGGTTCCTATTGTGATAAAGGAGGAATTTGAGAAAAAATTTATGTAGTTAGTTTATAATGGAATACTATGAAAAGTATAAAAATAAATATTTAAAGTATAAAAATAAATATTTAGACTTACAGATATTATTAAATACTAAAAAATTTATAAAATCAATACCAATTCAAATGGATAAATCTGTATATATGACTTGTTTACAAAGAGAATCAATAATAATACCATCAGATTTTAATATAAAATATATTGGTACACATCAAGCAACAACTTGTGTAATTGTTTTATGTTTTGGAAAATCATATTCTATGGTAGCACATTTTGATACGAAGAGTATTCCAGTTTCTTTTAAAAATTTAATTTTAGAATTTATTAAAAAATGTAATAGTCCAATTGAAATATCATTTGTTGGAGCATATAATAATGAAATATCAAAAATAAATATGGAAAATATATATAAAATAATTGAAGAAATACCCAATGTTCGTATTAAAGTAAATTGTACAGGTGATTATAATACAAAAATAGAAGATAATATAATTCGTCCTGCAATAACAGCAGCAGCAATCAATATAAAAACTGGTGAAATAGTAAAACCTATTTTCAGTGAAGAATTAAATATAAAACGTATGGCACGTTTATGGACAGATGATTATACAATACCGAATATATATGAAAATCCGAATCCACCATTTGGTAAATGGAAATATAGTAAAGAAGAATTTGAAAGATTATTAGGATTAAATGATCAAGAATTATTAAAAGAAACATCGTCAAGTCCAGATGTTGAAGAAAAAGATTATGTAAGTAATATGCGTTTAGTGTTAAGGTATATTGTAAATGTAATATAAAGTATTTTTATTATATAGATATATAATGAAAAATCTAGTTTATTGTCGTGTATCTAATTCAAGAGATGATTCTTATGGATTTTCAATTCAAGAGGAGAACTGTTTAGAATATTGTAAGAAAAATAAGATGAATGTACGTGAGATTCACAAAGAATATAATAGTGGAAATGGAAAACAAAAGATTTTAATTGATTTAATTTCAAAATATAAGCGTATTAATTTAATTGTATATGATGTTACACGATTTAGTCGTAATGTAACAATCGGAACTCAATTATTAGATAAATGTGTTAAAAATAAAATAACTGTTCATTTTGTTAAAGAAAACATAGTGTATGATAATTTCAATCGTAATACAATTATGACAGGATTAAAAAATAGTGAAAATGAATGGAATCAAATTAGAAAGAGAATTATTGACAGTATTGCATACAGACGTCAACACGGATTATGTATTGGAAATGCACCATTTGGATTTACAACTGTTAACAAAAAATTAGTTAAAAATGATGATTTTAATGCTATAAGATTAATTGTAGAATTAAAAAATGGAGTTAAAAGTTGTACAGATATACAACAAATATTAAAGACATTAAGTTCTGAGTATGAAACATTAAAATTTTATGATGAATATGATAATGAAATCGAAATGTTTACAGCGAATGAACCATTAACTTTTCAAGAAATTGCTCAAATATTGAATGATTATAATGTTTGTAATATTCATTGGATTCGTAGTAGAGTTAGGGAATTATATAATAAGCATTCAAATGATCCAGAATTTATAATACCAAATAATATTATTCAAAATATGGAGTTAGTAATTATATAAAGTTTTATAACATAAAGTTTTATAACATAAAGATTTCATAACATATATATTATGTTAAAAAATCTGTTATTATGTGTGTTGTTTGGAGTTGGAGTTGTAGAGTCAAAAACAATTATACTGACTGATAATAATTTTGTATCATTATTGGGTCCAGTAACAAAGAGTTCAGTAGATGATGTAATTCATTCTTTCAGTTCTCGTAATACATATGAATATATGTTAGAAAACAAACAGATAAATTTATATATTAATAGTCCAGGTGGATCAGTATTTGCTGGAGCACATTTAGTTCAATACATTCAATCATTACAGGAATCTGGAATAGTGGTTAATTGTATAGGACAGAATTTTATGAGTATGGCATTTATTATTATGCAATCATGTACAAATAGATATGCAATGTTTGATTCACTTGGAATGCAACATCAAATGAGTTTAGGATTAAAAGGAAGTATTGAAAATTTTAGGTCATATTTTAATATGATTGATAGAGTAAATTTAATTTTAAGTAAAATGGAAATGCATAAAATGAGTATGACACAAGAAGAATATTTTAATAAAATTTTAAGTGATTGGTGGTCATATGGGGAAGAGAATGTAAAAAATAAAATTGTTGACGAAATAGTAACTGTTAGATGTGCGTCAAGTATAATGACAGATAAGATTAAGAAAAATATGTCATTATTTGAGATTGATTTTATAATCGAACAATATAGATGTCCATTAATAAATGATGTAAGAGTTAATATGCGTAATATAAGTAAATATTATGATAGTGATAATTATGCATTAAATGTAAAAGAATTAATAAATAAATTTAATGGAGAAAAAAATTAATCAAATATGTATTTTCCCCATACCATTCCACGCCCAACTTCATATTGAACTCTATTTAATTCAAATATTTTAGTATTTAATAGATTTTCTGTCCAAACTTGTGTAGGACCAATAGTATAAAATGTTTCCCATTCTTTTTTAAATATTACATCATCAAGTATTACTATTGTATTTTTATGTGCTAAATTAAAACAATTTAATAAATCATCGCGTGCAGTTATATAATCATGCCCTCCATCAATAAATATAATATCAAATTTAGTATTTTTATTATCATTAATATATTTAGGAACAGTAATTTTACTATCACCTAATATTAATGTATGTCTATTCGGATAAGTATTATCAATATATTCTTTTGCTTTTAGACAATAATCGTGGTCTCCTAAATCAAAAGATGTTAATTTTAATTCTTTATTATTTTCAAGAAATGCTTCTGCTGAGTGACCAGCATTAAATCCAATTTCCATTATATTAATATTTGGTGTACTTGTTAATATTTTAAAATCTTCTATTTGTTTAGGTATACAATATCCTTCGAACTCAAAGAATCCATTATTATTTAAAAAATTTGTTATAGTCATTATATTTATATAATTGTCATTTTATATAGAAAAAATTGATATTCTCATTTGTTGATAAAATATACTTATATTTCATTAATAAATGGACGAACAACTCTTCTTTTTTGACGACAAAATGACTTCTCACACCGAATCAGTGCCAATTAATACAATGTCTGATTTAAATATGAATGAAACGAAGGATTTACTTACAACAATCTTACAAAATAGAGATTTTATTATTGCATTCTTTACGACATTCGTATGTGGTATAATGATGCTAATGCTAATGTTTAAGACAAATACAATCGATGAACTAACATCTGAGGTTAAAGAATATAGTGAAATGGTAAATCATATTACAACTGAAGCAGATGATTTAAAAGATGAAATAGATTCTCTTTTTAAGTGTAAACAACAATTAGAATTTGAAGTTAGTAAGCTTCAGAAACAGGTTAAGACTTTAGAAATGAAGAATATGACATTATTGGAATCATTTGATGAATATTGTAAGACTAAAGCTAGTTCAAATTACTTTCTAAGAACGACTAAAAAGGTCGATTATTCTAACCAAGATGTAACAGATGAAAGAATGGATGAGAATTATCTTAGTCCTGAAGAACAACGTGATGCTCAAAGATCTAAGTAAACATATTTTTTTATAAATGATTGATTTAAAGAATAATTCATATTTAAT